GGAAAGTTTAAGAGAGCTACTTTAGCCACAGTCTTGGGCGACGAGTTGCTCGATTGCGTAACCTCCGAGGAGTGGAGGTTTGTAGCCTTTCCGGGTCTTGCCACGCTTCTTACCCTCGAACACTGACCAACCGTCTAAGTATTCGAGAATGGAATTCATGACGTCTTGATAAGTTGTAATCAAGTCCTCAATCCTAATTCCGTAGACCTCAGACAAGAAATCGGAAAGGGCACGCGAACTAATGTTATGAGCATAGTTCGCGACACTTCGAATTTCATCACCGTCCATCCTTAGTTTACGCTTGTCTTCGGTCGTAAACCAAGGATCATCACTGCAAAGGTCAGCAGTCTTGATGAGCAAATCTCTTAAGGCATGGACATGCCGGTGATTGTAAGCCGCACTGAGCAGCTTTCCAGCCATGTATCGTCTGTCAGAAATCTCCTGATTCATGTTAGCACGAAGAGAGATCCGAGAAAGGACACGTCCAAACATTGGGACTGGGTACACGGTCTTGACATCAGCTACGCCTCTGTTTCTGTAAAACGTAGCTGCAGAACGGCTCTTGTTAGGAGCGACTTCGGCACGCATGCCAACAGCCTTGGCTGATATCTCGATTGCTCCTCCGAGTCTATCAGCGTCTCGTTCCGTCTTCACGATACCCAGGTAGTCGTCACCGCCGTGAACATTCAAACTTTCGGTGATGCCTGCTCTGTCCAAAGCAGCCATCATGACACATGCGGAAACATAAGTGTTTCCAGTGGTGGTGGTAGATTCTCCACTCCACCGTTGTCCCTCCACATGTGCCGATATCCCGAATCGGGTCCAAACGTCCACACTTGTGTTCTTAGCGAACTCAGTGACGAACCAGCGCGGGGCTCCCATCTTAGCATAGAACATCGCTTCGTACTTACGAAATTCTTTGCTTTGGCTCGCGTCGTTATTCTTCATATCACTCTCCACAGGTACACCGGCATAATTGCCGATGATGTCCCACAGCTTATCGGAAGAGACTCCAGGAGCGAACAGAACAACGTTGCCGGTGTTCAGGGGGTTGCTCAAGGAGAATGCCTCACTCATACGCGAGGCAAGCTGTGCTACAATAGGGCCGGTTACCATGTTGTACATGTCCGTGCCCTGTTGCACTACTCGCGGTTGCGAGCCATGCTCTTTCAGTAGAGCTTCATTCTTGGCGAAAACGTGCTTTTTATCACCAGAGTATTCCCACTGCGACTTTTTCATCTCTGAGAGCAGCCGCTCAACTTTGGAAGGTGCCTGAGTACTGAAGTACTCGTTCATCTTCTCTCGATCAGTTGCCAGCACTGGGTAACCAGCGGCCGGTAACTTTGACATGAGTATAGCGTGTCCACGCTTAAACTCATCGATCGAAACAGGAGCCTGGATATGATCCAGTCTTTTCTTGATAGCCTGTTCAGTTGCAGCAGCATCATTGAGAACCACAGTCACGGGAACTCCCTGCATAAGAGCGCCACACGCTACCCCGACATCTGTCCTGTCGGGTTCCTTTGTGCGAACGACGTTCACTTTGGCAGCTATGTTTTCTAGCTTAACTTCGTGGTCGTATTTTGTAAATCCGTTGGTTGCCAAACCATCGGAG